CGCTGACTCGCAGACCAGCGTCGCAATCGCTGCCGAAGAGGCAGAGGAGCTCACCATGGCGGATAACGCCACCGAAACGCCCGTCGAGCCGGCCATCACGGCAGCTGCGACGGAAGCCCCGGCGACTGTCGCCGTGGACGTTCCCGCGGTCGAGGCAAAGGCCAGCGATGCCGACGCCAAGATCGTCGCCCTCGGACAGGAGATCGAGAACATGAAGAAGCTGCTCGCCACTCGCGACAGCCGCGGCCCGGCGATCCACGTCGCCGAGACCGTGAGTAACGAGAAGGTCATTGAGGCGGCGCTCTGCCTCCAGGGTGGCCTTCCCAACGCCGAAGAGGCGTATGACGAGAAGGTGCTGGAGGCCGCTCACAAGGCCCGCCGCACCACGACGATCGGCGAGGTGCTGATCGAGGCGGCCCGCGTCAACGGCTACCCCGGCCCCAACCGGATCTCGGCCGCGAACGCCGAGCCGGTCCTCAAGGCCGCGTTCGCGACGAACGACATCAGCAACCTGTTGTCGGCGGTCGTGAACAAGTTCCTCCTCCAGGGCTTCAACGCCGTCGAGCAGGTCTGGCAGGACATCTCGGCGATCCGTTCGGTGAACGACTTCAAGGCGATCAACCTGTTTCGCCTGAACGGTTCGTTCAAGTTCCAGAAGGTCGGCAACAGCGGCGAGCTGAAGGTCGCCGGTGCCAGCGACTCGAAGCGTTCGCTGAACGCTGAGACGTACGGGATTACGACCAGCCTCACCCGGCAGGACATGATCAATGACGATCTCAACGCTCTGTCGCAGATCCCGCAGCGGATCGGGCGCGGTGCGGCTCTGTCGCTGAACGACGTGATCTGGGGCGAGTTCCAGTCGAGCAACAGCAGCTACTACCAGGCCGCGTCGGCCGGCAGCGGCAACGCTCTCTCGTTCGACAGCCTGTCGGCGGCCACCACGGCCTACCGCAAGCTGACAGATCCGGACGGCAACCCGCTCGCCATCCCGCCGCGGATTCTGCTGGTTCCGCCGGAACTGGAGCTCACGGCCGCCCGTCTGATGACGAGCTCGGCCCTCATCGCCTCCTCGCTCGGCAGCACGTCGAGCAAGGTGGTCGAGGGCTCGACCAACGTCCTCGCGGGCCGCTACCGCGTCGTGGTCAGCAACTACCTCACGTCGTCCTCGACGTGGTGGCTGATGGCCGACGCCGCGGACCTCCCGGCGCTCGACGTGGTCTTCCTCAACGGGCAACAGGCTCCGACGATCGAGCAGGTCGCCCCGGACTATCAGGTGCTCGGCGTGATGATGCGTGGCTACCTCGACTTCGGCGTGACCAAGGCCGAGTCGCTGTCCTGCTACCGCATGGCGACCGCCTGAGCGTGACGTGAACAACCGTGTCCGCCGGGCGGGAGCCGCATCCCGCCCGGCGGCATGACACCGAATCAAACCTTCAACCATAGAAACGAGGTGATCCTCATGGGCCTTGCTCAGACCTACCAGTACGATCCTGACCACATCGACTACACGCCGTCCTCCGCGGTCGGCGTCGGCGACGTGGTGCAGGTCGGCGATCTGTTTTGCATCGCTGACCGTCCGATTCCCGCGAACGTCAAGGGCGCTCTCGCCGTCGAAGGCGCGTTCATCCTTCCCAAGGCTTCGGGCAGCGCGATCAACGCTGGCACGACCGTCTACTGGGACGCGACGAACAACGTCATCACGGCGACGGCCGGCAGCAACAAGCGTGCCGGCTTCGCCATCGAGACGGCGGCCTCGGCCGACGTGACCGTCAAGGTCGCGATCAACTACCTCGGCTGATCAGTTCACACCGCAACCCCCCGCAGGCGCAGGCTCGCCATTCGCCGCGCCTCGGGGGCGTTGCGGCGTGAGAGGAGACGCCGATGGCCGACCTGCTCAGAAGCGGTGCCGCGTGGCTTGCCGGGCAACTCGCGGCATCCGCAGGCACGGTCTGCGCCTACAAACGAGGAAACAACTCCTCGCAGTTCACGGCGGCTATCGGTCGGTCGATGTTCGAGTCGGCGAACAGTTCAGGCGTGATCGAGTCGTGGGAAAGCCGCGACTACATCGTGGCCGTTTCTGCGTTGCCGTACGGCGAGCCGCAGCGAGGCGACGTGATCGTGGAATCTCTCGACGGCGTGTCCACGTTCTACGAGGTCGCGACGCCGCGTGGCGTGCCGCTGTTTCATTACGGCGACGCCTTCCGCGTGACGGTGCGAATCCACACGAAGGCGATTGACCGCGACGTTACGTTCATCATTGATGACCAGGGTAACGAGATCGTCGTGCCGCTGGCGACTTAGGAGTAGCGATGGCCCTCCAGAAGCGCGTGAGCGAGCTCCCCGCGGTGTCTACCGTCGCGGCCACCGATCAGTTGATCGTGTCGAGCAGCAACGCGACGAAGCGCTGCACTGTGCAGCAGATCGGAGCGTACTTTCAGGCCAACGGAGTCGCCGGCCCTGCCGGTGCGTCTGGCGCGGCTGGCAGTCCCGGTGCGTCTGCCACCATCACGATCGGCACCGTGACCACCGGCTCCTCCGCAAGCGTCGTCAACGTCGGCACGTCGAGTGCGGCCGTTCTCAACTTCACGATCCCCGCTGGGGCTGCTGGGGCGCAAGGGGCGACCGGCCCATCGGGCGCTACGGGGGCGCAGGGCTCGCCTGGACAGGCCGCGACGATTGCAGTTGGAACAGTCACAACGGGTGCCGCTGGATCGTCGGCGTCAGTCTCAAACGTCGGCACAAGCTCGGCGGCCGTCTTCAATTTCACGATCCCCACAGGAGCTGCTGGCCCGACCGGAGCCACCGGGGCCACGGGCGCGACCGGCCCTGCCGGCACAACCTCATGGAACGGCATCACAGACAAGCCGTCCACATTTCCGCCCAGCGCGCACACGCATACCGTGAGCGCTATCACGGATTTCAGCACGGCGGTGGACGCAAAACTCACGACGCAGACTGCTGGCGTGTCGTTTGCCGGAATCCAAATGTATGACGGACCGGGAAGTGGCCCTGGGATGCACATCGGATACCAGAGCATTGAAGGCGTTTTGTCTGTGCGCTTCAATGATGGCAACACGCAAACGACGGCGTGGACTGGAACCGTCGCCGCCGCAAATGTCACTGGCCTTGCCGCAGTCGCCACCAGCAACTCGTACACCGACCTTAGTAGCAAGCCAACGATCCCAACCGCTGGAACGGGTTCCACGAATTACTGCGTGGGCAATGACGCAAGACTTTCGGATGCAAGAACCCCGCTTGCCCATACCCATAGCGCGAGCGACATTGCCAGCGGCACCCTGCCGTATGCTCGCGTGAATTTTCTGCGGGGCTATGACGGCCTGGCGGACGCCGACGACTGGATGACGCGAGTGACGAGCAACGGGGGCAGCGTATCCACTGATACCTCGAACGCTGTGTATCGATTCTGCCAAGGGATCACGGCTCACGGATTACGAAAGCTGCTGTGGCGAGTGAACCTCCTCTGCGGCACAAGCGATGCTTCCCTCTATGCAGTCCGCACGCCGCTGTATCGCGGCCCGACCCGCAGCGGCACGCAGTACGGCAATACGATGGACACGCTCACCAGCTTCTCTGCGGCTAACTATTCGGAGGCTGCGGGCCTGACCGGCAACGGCTCCAGTCGCTACCTCGACACCGGACTCAAGCCCGCGACGGTCGGCACCGCGCTGCATATGTCGGTCCACGTTACATCAGGCGGCACGCGAAGCCCCGGCACCATTCTGATGGGCTGCGACAACGCCTTCGACGCGGGGTGGGTGGCGTGCAGCATTGACTACGGCACGTCAAGCGTCGGCCGATCAAATCTGTCCGCGTCCGCTGGTCCGACGACGCCAAACACCATGAGCGGCGCGTACTCGATTGCCAGCTCGTCAATAAGAAGTTCTGGCGCGGAAACGATTGTCTACTACAACGGCGCATGGACCGGGCGTCCGTGGTCGGTCGGCAATCAAAGCATGGCAACGCCGACATACAGCACGTTCCCCGACTACAACATTTTTGCGTTCGGCGTGAACAGAAAAGGTTCGGTCGCTGGTGCGGTCGATGACACCATCGGCGCGTACTCCATCGGGACGCACATGCAGCCGTCCGCAATCGGGCAGTATTACCAGACGCTGGCGGCGTTCATGACCGATATGGGGAGGTCGATCTAGCCCATGTACGAAGGCATTGAATATCCGGTGACGAGCGTGAGCGCCCGTCAGATTCGCCTGTGGCTCGTCACGCACGGCGTGAGCCTAGCGGCAGTGGAGTCGGCCATCGACGCGATCCCCGACCAGCAGGCTCGCGACACCGTCCGCGTGGAGTGGGAGTACGCCCCCTACGTTGAGCGGTCGCATCCGATGCTGGTGCCGTTGGCGGCGGCCCTCGGATTGGACGAGGCGGCCGTGGACGCGGCGTTCACAGAGGCGGCGAAACTGTAGGACCGCACACCAACAATAGAGCGACATAGGAGCAGTCGATGGCTAATCCGAATCTCAACTCCGCCACCACCGTCGTGGCGAACAACGCCTCGCTCTCGCTGACCAGTACGTCGGCCACGCAACTAGTGTCCAACGCCGCAAGTAGCGGTAAGGTCTATCTGATCGACGGCATCACCGTCAGCAACATCGACACCAGCAATGCCGTGACTGTGACCGTGACGCAGTACCGCACGGCGGACAACAGCGGCACAGCCTATGAGTTGTGCAGCACGGTGTCGGTGCCGGCCAACGCCAGCCTGATCGTCGTGGACAAATCGCAGGGCGTTTCGCTCCTCGAAGCCCAATCGATCTACGTCACGGCTGGTACGGCGTCGAAATTGAAAGTCAACGCTGCGTGGAAGGAGCTTTCCTGATGCGGCCACGCGGCGGGATCATAGGGGCGAACGTCAACCCGACGCAGACGGCGGCGAGCGGTATCTGGACTGTCCGCGAGGCAGAAGCGTATACGCGAGCAGGGGCATGGGCCGCACTGCCCGGTGCGCCGACGAACGTTGCCGGTACTGCTGGAGTCGCTCAAGTGTCGCTCACATGGACTGCACCGGCCAGCAACGGCGGCAGCAGCATCACCGGGTACGTTGTCGAATACACACCGTCAGGCGGATCAGCGGCGACAGTATCTACCGGCAGCGCGGCGGCCAGTTACACCGTGACCGGCCTGACGAATGGCACGGCATATACGTTTCGCGTAGCAGCCGTAACTGCGTTAGGAACGGGGGCGTATTCAACGGCGAGTGGCAGCGTGACGCCAAACAGTTTCACCGCGACCGCCGTCCTGCT